CTCAATTCGAGGAAAGGGCCGAAGCCACTGCTAGAACTGCGCAACGATCAAAGTCGTTGTTCGGTACCGTTTGCTCCTGTTCGGGAGCACCCCGCCGCTGTCTGAATCGACATCATCATTGATGAGATCAGACGTAACCGTTAAGCCAGGAGGTCCCAGCTCAAGATTCTCTAACATTGCCAAGCTCACGCCGGACAACGTCAGATCTCTTGTATCATCTACCCACCTGATTCTTGGTGAAGCAGACGATATAACTTCGACTTGCCATCCCTCCCACCATAGCCACTTACCACGTGGCCGGCGGGGGAGACACTCGTCGAACGTGCCGATGAAGGCACCATCCCCATAACGATCGGGGATGCGGGGTCTACGCCAGTTGCTCGGTGCGTAGCTACGATATTGGCGTACGAGGGCTTCAACAGCCTCTCGCTGATGCGTTGGTAACACATCACCAAGTCGCCAAACCCATCTCCTCAGGTTGTTCACCAAAAGGAAAAGGTCTGTAAGCTTCCGAGGTTGGCGTCGTATGTAGAACGGCGTCACATCAACTCCGCGATAGTAGTGTTTACCACAACTTTCACGGAATGGCCCAGAAACGAAGGATTTCTTTTCGTTCGGTACAAACCCACATCTCCGCAAGGTGCGGAAGAGTAGGTCACTGGACCCACTGGGGCATATGATGTCATCACCATAGCACGCAGTGAAATGTGTGTCATGTCCGGTGATTTGCGTGCACGCATGAACGAGCGCGAGGAAAATCAAAGTCTCGAGCTCAAACGTGTACGCATTTCCCATCGATGACCATTTCCGGTAGAGTACTTGACTACCGGATGGAAGAACCCCTTTCGGACTACGGCAAAGCGACATCGCCGAAACCCAATCAGGAGGTATAGCCCACTCGACCATTGATTTACTAATGGTGTCGGAGGCCATAGAGAGATCGACCGTAGCCACCAGGTCAGTAACAGAACCAAGATAAGCAAAATCCTGGTTCATAACCTGGCTGCGTAAATCGATACCGATAGCTTTTAAACGCCTACGCAAGGCGAGTCCGATTCCTTTCTGGAAGAACATATTCCCAGAAGGCTCGGCGGCTATCACTCTATGTACCTTATAGTTCTTTGGTACGCAGAGAACCCTGTTCCCTTCGATAATTTCAAAGGGTGTCTCGTCGCCATAACTGGCCCCCCATGCGGGGTATAGCTGCATTGCAGCCAAGGCGAGAGGTTCTGCAGTAGGGGTGATCTCCAGTTTCCCGGAGTATTTATGTGCGGGCGCAGATCGTGTCCGAGGCTTCCTTGCGGAAGCTCCGTGCGTGAACCGGAACCCTGCTGCAACTTCGTCCCAATCCAGTGGACCTAGCCACATCTCGATTTTTCGTCGGGCGAGCAAAAGCGCTTTCCAGACGTCAGGATCGCAATCCTGAGGAGTGCTCAGTTCGTTTCCAAACTGGGCGTGGCGATCGAACCACTGGTTGGTCTCTGTGCAGGCATCTTCTGCCTCCGTAAATTTACGGAGGGCCTCTTGCGTCTTCAAAAGATCAGTTTCGTTCGACTCATCGTCGAATTTAGACATGATCTCGGAGAAGAGGTAGTCTACTGCGAATTGATCGGGAGAATTACAATCCCGTCGTCCGCTGTAGCTACCGGGGCTCCCGAGGGAGCCGCCGTCTCCTTCCCAACCGAGAGCTCTAGCGAGCCCTTGGAGGAAGTGCTTGAGGTCAACAGAAATATCACCGTTAACACGCCTGTTAGGGCGAGGAGGTTTCTTAGCCATTTTGTAGCCTCGAAAAGAAGTACCACGCTTGCGTGCGAGGTACTGTCGCTGGTCAGAGAACGCACCCGAAGGTGCGTTCCCACATCGTGAAATCCCAGAGCGGGATTAGATGAGCGGCGTGCCATTGGTCACCGCCGACTTAATGTCGGCATTGATCAGGGCATTAGCCATCATCTTCACGATGTCCTCCTTCTCCGCAAGGGTTGCCCCCGGCGGAAATTTGAAGGAACAGGAGGCAGACGATCCACGAAGGACAGCCTGCTGACCATTGACGGAACCCTCAACGGGATCCCAGATCACGACGCGAGCAGTCTGCTGCGCCGCATCCGTCTTGGGGCGAACGATCTCAACGGCCAGGGTTTCCTGAGCGCTGATGATCGTCGCACCGACGGCGTTCGCAAACTTCGCTTCCGGCCCATCCTGGATCGGAAGGAAGACATGCGTAACGGGGGTTGGCCGAGCATCGGCCAGCGAGATGCTGGTAGGCATCGTCATATAGCTACCTCATGGTTGATAAAACATTAGGTACGCCCTTGAGAAGTCCCCCTTCCGGAGAACAAACCAGCAAGGACGCTGAGCATGTTCGCAAACCGCTTAGTGGTTGGAGCACCAAGCTTCACCATTGGGCGGACGCGGAACATGGGCGGGTACAACTCCTGGATGACGTCACGATCCAGTACGGTCTTTCGATACGAATACGGGGTTATCCTCACCGATCCGGTCCCGTGGCCTGGAGATATATCCCAGGTTTTACAGGACCACCGCGTGATTCTGCGGTAGGATTGGACAGTGGCTCCGAACTCGTATCCGAGGCCTGCATCAAGCACGCTTAACCAGTCCCCCATGGAGGTGAAATAATCCACCACCCACGAGTACGGCACAGCGTTCCACGCAGCTTCAGGTAGGTTAGTAGCACCCATCTGTGCAAGCCTAGCGAGGTAGGCATTCTGAGGGCGAACCGTAAGGAACACCCTCATCGACTGAATGTCTGCCAACACGATGTCTGCCGGTATGGGAGTAGCACCGCTACCCTTACCCCGACGATTCACCGCGTACTTTGCGCTGCCTTTCACGATCGAGTTCCAGTTTTCAGTCTGGTCTCTGTGACGTCTAAACCAATCCTGGTGGATGGCGTCGATATCACTGATCGTGGGTTTGATGCCAAAGTGGTAATACAGCCATGTGTTCGGAATCTTACTCATACGTTGCGATCTCTGAAGAGAATCGCCCCATATGCGTTTGAATTCCGACCACGACTGCCCTGATTTGAAGTTCCGCCGGAAACGGTTGTAAGCCGCCCGGTAGTCTCGCTTCAGGAAATCACGACGGACTTTTGATATTCCGTTCATGATATCAGCAGCCATATTGGCCGTACCGCGGGCTTCCGCGATAGCCACCCCAGCATTGAACCGCTGATCTTTTAACGCAGTCAAGGCGTCAATCAATGCCTCGTTCTGGAGCTGGAGTTTAACAGAGCCCGGCTCCCATCCCGAAGGATGAGAGACGGAACCCATGTTCCCCAGCCAGCGACGCCGCGTCCCTCCGGTTTCAGCAACAATTTCACCGGATGGATTGCGGATGACTGTGTGTTCAAGATCATAGGGAGTAGGCGTTAAGACTTTAGGCTTCTTACGGTCCCAATTACCTGTTCTACTTTTCCGGGCGAAACGCCCGGTAGAGTTAGAAACAGAGTAAGCGGTCTGGACACCATCCGATTTCCGGAAGGCCCAGTACTCACCCTTTGACTTGATGTCAACGGTGTAGCCGTCAGTTGCCATGATCTTATCCCTCAAGGTTCGCGTGGGAATCGGTCGAAAGGAATCGACCTGCTTCACGATTTCGCTCTACGGGATTTACCGTAAAGATACACCGTGTTCCGGCATCCGCGAAAGCGGAGTACCGACGGAGAGTGTTCTCCGTACATACGCCGG